GGTAAGCGAGCTCTAGCAAAGTTTGAAAGTAGTGTACCTGGACTTGGTGAATTAAAAGAAGAATTGAGTAATTATTGGAATAGAACCAAGAAACAATTTGGTGAGGAGAATGCGTTCATCCGTGGTATTGACGGTCGAATGCTTTTTGTTTCCAGTAAGCATAAAATCCTAGTATCGCTGTTACAGTCCCTTGAAGGACTAACCTGCAAGGCGGCTGCAGTATATCTTCGTGATAAGTTGCTTGATGAAAATATTGAGTTTGACTTTCTGCTGCACTACCACGATGAGTTAGCTGTGCAAGTAGAAGAACATAATAAGGAAAGAGTAATGAAACTAGCTATTGAAGCGTTCACAGAAGCGCCCAAGTGGTTTGGGGTAGAATGTATGAGTGGTGATGCCAAGTCAGGCGTAAACTATGCAGAGGTACATTAATGGTTAAGCCACTTAAATTCAGAAACTACCCTGATTTCGATTTGGTACTAATTGATGCAGACTCTCTCATGTACTCTATCGCATGGGGTTGGCAAGCCGCCCCTAGAGAAGAAAAGCAAGACATTCTAGACAATGCTATTATGCATGCAATGCGCATGTGTGATGTTGATGAAGCAGCAGTGTTCATCAAGGGCAAGGATAACTTCCGCAAGAATATAGATGTAGAGTATAAGCTTCATCGCCGTAAGTACATTGATCCTTTTGTACAGCAGATGATTGATGATTTATATGAGTACGCCAAGGAGTTCTCAGTAGAGTCCGACCATGGCGAGGCAGATGACTACTGTAGCATTTATTCCCTCCAAGCACTAGCCGAGAATAAGCTACCCGTTATTGCCCATATTGATAAAGATCTCAATATGCTTCCAGGGTGGCACTACAACTTCAGGACAAAAGAAATGTATTTTGTATCTGAAGAAGAGGCTCACATCTTTCTATGTAAACAGCTACTGACTGGTGATTTAACTGACAATATTAAGGGCATCAAAGGAGTAGGCCCTGCTAAAGCTACCAAGTACCTTAACAACAAGAAAATGCCAGATCTGGTTAATAAGGTGTTGGATGTCTGGAAGGAAAAAGGAGGGCAATACTGGGAAGATGACTTCTATCGTTGTGCCAATCTGATTATCCTCCGAGATACTGAAGAAGAACTCCGAGAGCTTAGTCGAGAAGAGATTGATAAACGACTGACATGGCAGGGTGATCCTGATAAGTTCTACTTTGATGGTATTACAGATACGCCTCAAGTAGCAAAAGCAAATCAAGTTACAACTGAAGGAACGCTATGTCGAATTGTTACGGACACTGGGATTGTGGAGGATGCAGAGGAAGCGAAACTAATCCGGAAAGAGCGAAAGAAACGCACTATGGGTTCATCTACCAAATCAAGTTCCTCCTCACTGGTGAAAGATACATTGGTAAAAAATCCTTCTGGAGTAAAGTTGGGAAGAAACAAAAAGAATCTAATTGGAAAACTTATACCAGCTCGTCTAAGGAAGTCAATGCTCTTATCGAAGAATACGGGAAAGAATGTTTCTCGTTTGAAATCCTTATGCTCTGTAAAACTAAGTCGCACTGGTCACATGCAGAAAACAATCTTCTCCACAAACTAGACGCATTATCCAGAGTGGATCGTAAATGGGAACTCCCTTTGTTTATGAATAAACAGATCGGAGCTACTAAGTGGATTCCAAAAGAGTTCCCTTTTAATGATGTATCCACAATTGCTTACAATATTATCACCGACGAAGAGCTAAGCTCATGAAACAGAAAGAAGATATTTACACATACGAAATTGACTATGATGAAGATGAGGCAGAAGAAATGTCCCACAAGCGACATTACCAAGATGAGTATGTGCAAAAGAAACTCAGGCAACGACAAGCCAGTGCTCGTCGTCGCATGATGCGTGAACTCAAAGAACGGAATTGGAAATGACTCTAGTCAAAGTAGTTGATATTGATGATTCTGAAATCTATATTAATGTGGCTCATATCGTAAGTATTTACCGATCAAAATTTGGTAGTAAGGAATGGATAATCACTCTTTTAAATAAAACAGTAGTCACCAATCACCTACCACAATATATCGAAGATCGCCTATGAGTCGTTGGCATTACTCTAAGTGCCCCGAGTGCCCCTCGTCTGACGCCTTTGCCTATAAAGACGGAGATGAATGGGGCCATTGTTTCTCCTGTGGAGGTAACTTTAAACTCTCAGGAGAATCTTATACACCTTCTAAGCAAGAGAAAGAAGACTACAACGTGCATACTCTAGAAGAAATCGCTACCTACGACTCACGAGGTTTTCAAGAAAGGAATATCAAGAAGATTGTTGCACAACATTATGGCGTAAAAGTATCTTATGCGGAAGACGGTACAATCAGTAGTCACTTCTATCCTTACACAAAGAAGGGTGTTATTGTTGGCTACAAAGAAAGACAACTACCTAAGAAATTCATCATTCATGGAGACGCTAAGGGTGATGATCTAGAGCTCTTTGGTCAGGCGCAAGCACAAGGCTCAGCTCGTATTGTTATTACTGAAGGCGAACTGGATGCTATGGCAGTTGCACAGGCGCAATATGACAAATATCAGAAGTTCTATCCAGTAGTATCTCTGCCTAGTGCATCACAAACTAAGATCCTACTTCATAATCGTGAATGGCTACGAGCATTTAATGAAGTAATCTTAATGTTTGATCGTGATGAGCCCGGTCAGAAAGCTACCGAAGCTGCCGCCAAGATCATTGGCTTCGATAAGGTACGTGTAGCTATTCTTCCAGAGAAAGATCCTTGCGAAGTCCTGATTAAGCAAGGTAGTGAAGCTCTTATGCGTTGTGTATTTGATGCACAACACTACAGTCCTGCAGGTGTGCTTCGTGGTCAAGAGATCTGGAATAAGTTCCAAGAATATAAGACAAAAGAATCTCTACCATATCCGCACTGTCTAGATGGTCTTAATGAGAAGCTGAAAGGGATGCGCCTTGGCGAGATTGTACTATTTACTTCTGGCACTGGTAGCGGCAAGTCAACTGTTATCAAGGAGATTGTGCTTGAGATTCTGGATAAAACCCCTGATATGGTCGGCATGGTCTCACTTGAAGAGTCTATTGGCGATTCTGCGCAGAAGTTCATTGGAATGAGTCTACGCAAAAACCTAGCGGAGACTAAGGTTACTGAAGAAGAGCTATATTCGGGCTTTAAGAAAGTCTTCGGTGACGAGCGACTAGTATTGCTAGACCATCAAGGTTCAGTCTCCGATGAATCACTTACAGATAAGATCGAGCATCTGGCTCTTCTCGGCTGTAAGTATATCATCCTAGATCACATCACTATTGCAGTTTCAGAAGGAGCTAGCGGAAAGACAGGTAATGAGGCCATTGATGCAGTCATGAGTGAACTTCTTAAAATTACCAAGAAGCACAACATCTGGCTTGGTGTCATCAGCCACCTTCGTAAAGGAGAGAAGCCTTTTGAGGAAGGTAATCTGCCAACCATTGATGACATCAAAGGCTCTGGTAGTATTAAGCAAATCAGCTTCGATATCATTGCCTTTGCTCGTAATATGGTAGCAGAGAATGAGAAAGACCGTAATACAATTAAGCTTCGTGTATTAAAATCACGATTCACAGGCAAAACTGGTAATGCTGGTTTCTGCCAATATGACCGGGAGACTGGCCGGCTAACATCTATCTCAATGGGTGACTTTGAATAAATGAACAAAACTGAAGAGCTATTCCTAGATGAGCTCAACAAGCTACTACGCAGGTATAAGGTCGAGCTCGAAGTAGATGACCAAACATTTCATATCAAAGCATGGGCATATACCCAATATAATGATGTGGGTGACAAGATATCTGATAGAATCGATCTTGACCTAGGTAGCTGGACCAACGGAGAGTAAATGAAACCACTAGAATACCTATCAGCAAAAGTAAGTAAAGTAGTACTCGATTCTGACAAGGTATACAACGAAGGTGCTCGCCTACTTGCGACATTTCCCGACTGGGAACTGATTCTAGAGCGTCTAATTCAAGAAGCCTGGAGCTCACTTCTTAAGTATTGTGTACGTAACAAGGCAGCTAACTACAGTGCTGCTGTTAAGCTAACATTTGCAAGTGATCTTATTGGTAAACGAATTGCCCGAGAGATTGGTGCCGACGAGACAGTCATCAAGAGTACTTTAGCTCTCGGTGATATCATGCTGGAAACGTTCCTTCAGTGCGGGCTAATTGAGATCTTCCGCGAATATGAAGGCCATCGTGCGCCTTACATGGTGCGGATTATTGGAGATGTAGATAGTGTACGACCTGTTCTTATTGGTACTGTTTTCAGTTCTCCTAGTCCTATTCGGGGCTTACGGTCGCCGATAACCAAAGAGCCTTTCATCAAAGGATGGCACGATCAAAAGTTATTCCAGAACTATCTTGATGCACCCTTTATAAAGACTCTCAACCAGCTTCGTAGTCAGGCATGGCGTCTAAACGAAGCAGTACTAGAAGTACTAAAGGAAAACCCACCATCATCTATCCTACAACTAGTAGATGAGGATGGGGTAATCCATGATGTAGATCTTCTGGTATCAAAGCCAACAATCAAAAACTTGAGACACATCGATGGTACTGAGTATCTAGGAAACAAAGATACTCGTATGCAGAAGATGATGAGTAAGCTATTTGAATACAGCCAGATCGTAGCTAAGGCAGAAATGGTCAAGCAAAATGGTGGAGTATTCTATCAAGAAGTCTCTTGTGACTACCGTGGTCGTGTATACTATGCCGAACCGTTCTTTGAATTCCAAGGCTCAGATCTTGCAAGAGCGTTATTCTTGTTTGCAGAAGAAAAGCCAGTGGATGCTCGCGGAGAGTATTGGCTTAATGTATATGCTGCCACTAGCTACAACCAAAGCTACACTATTAAAGAACTCAAGGAGTTAACATGGCTAACAACGGACTATGTGAAGTATCTGAAAGAGGAGAAGCTAGATACTATCTCAGTGGACAAGATGACCATGCAGGATCGGCACCTGTGGATGATCAACAATATGCATCATTTTGTCTGCCCTACGAATTCTACACCAGTCTTCACCCAGAAAGCCGAAAAACCCTACGCCTTCTATGCAGCACTATTAGAGCTGGCGCGCTTAAAAACCATATCTGGTTACAAGTCGGGTCTGCCGATTCCTATCGACGGCTCGAACAATGGTAAACCTTAAAGCCTAGCCATTGTAAAACTCTGTGAATTCGGTGAAACTCCTACGGCCCTGATAGCAAAGGGAACG